TACCAGTAGAAGCTATATCAATGCTAGGCTCTACCGCTTTAGGTGGAGTTATGAAGATGTGGTCACAGTCACAAGCCGACAAAGCAGAGCAGCACAAGATGATGCTTCAAGCTAATCAGCAAGTTCAGGAAAGCGTAGACAGTGCGAGAGCGTACCAAAACCCTAACGCTGCTTGGATACGTAGGTTTATTGTGGTGACTGCCATGTTATCTGGTATTGGTATTGTTTTTATGGCTCCTCTTTTAGACCAAGTTACTAACATACCAGTAGAAGTTACACACGGTAGTAAGTTCTTATTTGGTATCTTTGATAGTACCCACACTGTTACAGAGTATTTGACTCTAGAAGGTTGGGTAACTCCAGAGTGGTTACCAGTATCTATTATGAATATAATTGGCTTCTACTTTGGTAGTGCAGCTATGACAAGGAGTAAATAATGAAAGGTGTTAAACATTACAAGAAAGATGGGTCAGAGTGGAAAGGTGCTACACATAAAATGCCTAATGGTACGTTACATACTGGTAAAACACACGGGAAATCCAGTCAAAGATTATACCACTTAAAAGATCTTAGTGCAACCGCACGTAAAAAAGCAGGTAAAAAATAATGAGTCTTTATAAAAACATGAACAAACGTAAAGCAGCTGGTACAAGTAGGTCTAAGAAAAAATCAACTGTTTCTGACAAGGCTTATAAGAATATGAAAGCAGGGTTTCCTAAAAAGAAAAAGAAGGTAACAGCGTAATGGCGGAACAAGATGCTCGTTTAGCAAACGCAGGAGTTAGCGGTTACAATAAACCTAAGCGTACTCCTAAGCATAAAACAAAGTCGCATGTTGTGGTAGCTAAGGAAGGTAAGAAAGTAAAAACTATACGCTTTGGTCAGCAGGGTGTGACAGGAGATAGAACGTCAACACCTCGATCAAGATCTTTTAAAGCCCGACATGCAAAAAATATTGCTAAAGGTAAGATGAGTGCAGCTTACTGGGCAAACAAGGTTAAGTGGTAAAGATGAAGAATAAACTCCTACTTTTAATCTTAGTATTACTTTCTGGTTGTTTAATTATACAGCCAGTAGAAGCACAAACTAATACTATTGCTAGTACCCTTACAGGTACTACAACAGTAGACAAAACACCGCCCACTGCCTCGGCTCCAAACTTGGTTCTTAACAACCAAGATGTGTGTAGCTACCCTGCGTCAGCAGCAATTCAAACCCAGATACTAGGTTTCGCGGCTGGTACAACAATCCGCGACAAGAATTGCGAACGTCTTAAATTGAGTAGGGTACTCTACTTCTCAGGCATGAAGGTAGCAGCGGTATCCTTACTCTGTCAAGACACTAGAGTTTATTCTGCTATGAATATGGCAGGTACTCCGTGTCCTTATATGGGTAAAATTGGGGCTGAAGCTGCGGCTCTCTGGGAAGCTAACCCAGAAATGAGGCCAGACTACAAAGCGTTTAAACGCTCTAAGCGTTCTGAAAACGGTAGGTGGACAAGAGTTAAGGGAAAGATGCAATGGGTTGCTGAAGATGATGAAGAAGATTTTAATAACTAGCTTGTTGCTAGTTACTCCTTTTTTACATGCTGACATAACACAAGAAATTTGTTTAGCAAATCCTAACTGTACGATAACAGAGGTTATCTCTGGAACCTCAACGGCAATTACTTCAGATAACATTGCTCCCCAAATAAAACAATGGACTACTTCTGGGGACGCTACTACTACTGTAACAGATGAAGCTGGGTATTGTGAACTTGGAGAAGCTTGTACAGGTTACTTAGGTGGTACGTTTTCTACTGAAATAGACCTCATGGAAACTATGACGAAAGCCCAGATTAATGCTGGGTTTGATATTAACTATGGTGTAACGGTAAACTCGCATAAATCTAACGCAGTCTTACCTTTGTGTGCAGATACGGGTGGAGACTGCAAGGATTCTGTAAAAATTGAACTTTTTCTGACCGACGAAGGTATCTCAATTCCAAACTTAAACTGGACTCACGAATTTGTTTTGGATTATAAAGACCAATACAACTACCAGTTTAGCCAATCAATCGGAGAAAACAACTACCAACAACTAGCAGCGATGATGAGTCTTTACGGAGTAGACTCTGGCTGGACAGCGGGGATGTATGGCCCTCAATTCTTAGACCCGTATCTAACTTTAAACTACACCTCTATAGAGTATATTACTAATCAAATTTACACAGTGATAGAAGCTATAACTTCTGATGATTTAACAGACATTGTAGTAGACATTATTACTCAAGACAGTACGACAGAAGCTTGGGCATTAGCAGAAAGTATTTCAGCAGAAGAAGAAGAAGCAGCTTATGCAGCTCTTTTGTTGCTTGAGGAAGAGGAAGAGGAGCGAGATGCTTTAGTAGTAACTATGGCAACAACTGATTCAGATATTCAAATAGACTCTTCCCCAGAAGAAATCTTTAACGAGCCACCAGAGATAAGCTTTGGAGGCGGCATAGAAGGGACGATTAACTTTTCAGATACCACTGATTCTTTTAGCTCTGCTGTACTTGAATCGGCTATAGACATGCCTCCCCCCATTGATTACAACGTAGGGTTTGACAGCCCCCCAGAACTAGAAATGAGCATGGAAATGACCCCTCCAGATATGGGGTTTTCTAGCTTTGAAGAACCTATGTCAGAAGTACCTTTAGACATGCCTGTAGACGCTCCTGAGATGCCTCCTATAGAGCAAGTAGAGATAGAAGTAGTGCCAACTGAGGTTGCCGCAACAGAAACTCCTAGGCCTGAAGTAGTAGAAGCCCCTCAAGAAGCTTCGCCAGAGCAGGAAACTGTAGTAGTAGAGGCTGAAACAGAGCCGTCAGGTGCTCCCAAAGCAGAAGTGTCAGTAGCAAAGGCCGAAGAGAAGACTCCAGAGGCCAAAGAAACGCCTAAAGAAACAAAGAAAGAGCGCGTTGCTAGGAAAGTAGCAGATAGAGTGATGACTGTACTAGCTCAGACTTACAACGTAACTATGCAAAATGTAGCTTTAAATGTAATGGGTAGAGAGACTAGCTTAAAGTCTTACGAGCAAGACCTATTAGATTTACTAAGTTGGTATCCTGACAAAAGATTAGATGGCGGCATTATATATGACCACCCTGCTCAGATTTATATACAAGCATCAGCTAACGAAGACATGAACAAAATGGAGGCTTTACAGTGGCAGAAATAGAATATGGTGGAATTAAAATAGGTGGGACTAAACTTCTTCTTATCGTGCCGTTGCTAGGCACAATATTAGGAGGTCTTTGGGGAGGCTTTGAACTCTTCTCTCGGTACAAAGCGATGGAAGAACAGATAAGTTTGTACGTAGCTCCTGATATATCAGAGATAGAGAAGCTAGTAGCTGTGTTTCAGAAAGAAACAACTAACGCTAAAGACTTGATGATGGAGTCCCGTAACCAGACTAGAGAAGATATTGCTACGCTGTACAAGAACTTAGACAAACAAGACCTGCGTAATAGGTCTAATGTTGAGTCGGTACGGGAAATGATTACAGCTTTTGAAGGTAGACTAGCAGACAAAGTTGCTAGACTAGACTCACAGCAAGACGATTTAGAATCTAAACTAGACCTACGCATTAAACGAGCCTTGGAAAACCCGTTAATGAAGTAGGCAATAAAAACTAAAAGGAGATGTTAATTATGATTTGGGAAAAACCAACATACGCAGATATAAGATACGGCTTTGAGGTAACGATGTACATAAACACCCGTTAACGCAACGCACTTAATTCTTTTTCTAAGTATGCATGGAGGCTCTCCAGTTTTGGAGCTGCCTCCTTTAATACTTTTTCTATAAAAGGAGTGTCTTCTTTATCAAAAACATTCTTTACTTCTTCGACAGGTAGTTTTTTATACTCTGTCATCAGCACTCCTTTGGCATCTATAAAAACTTTAAATGATATTATGTTACCCTCTTTAGTACTCATGTAAATTTTACCTGTTCTAAATCACCTCGTAGTCCTGCTTTCATATAAGAAGTAGAGTGTCCTTCAAAAAAGTTTTGGTGTTCTACACCTAACACATCGTCAAGCCATGTCAGTGGGTTATCATCTACTCCATAGTTAGGCTTCAGTCCTAGCTGTAGTAGTCTACGGTCAGCAATGTATCTAATGTACTGCTGCATCTCAACCTTAGTAAGCCCTACTATGTCTCCCATTTCAAACACTAGATCTAAGAACCTATCTTCTAAATCTACCATGTCTCTACATGCTTGATATATTACTGCTTTAAAATCATCAGTCCAGAGATGTATGTTCTCTTGTATAAATTCTCTAAACAATCTTGTCATCGCTTCAACATGTAGCGACTCATCACGTATAGAGTAAGTAATTATCTGACCCATACCCTTCATCTTTCCGAATCGTGGAAAGTTTAAAAGTATTATAAAGCTACTAAATAATTGCAGTCCCTCAGTAAAAGCGCTGTACACGGCTAATGCTTTAGCAATACTTTCTTTATCTTTAACAGTAACCTTTATATTATTTATATACTCATGCTTGTCTGCCATAGCTTCGTACTCAGAAAAAGCTTTGTACTCTGACTCAGGCATACCTACTGTATCTAGCAGTAAACTGTATGCGTGTTGGTGTATGCTTTCCATATTTGCAAATGACCCCATCATCATACGAGCTTCTGGTTTCTTAAAGATACGCATATACTTATCTATATAACCTGACCCAACATCAACGTCTGACTGCGTAAACAATCTAAATATTTGCGTCAGTAATGTACGTTCGTTGGTATCTAAGTCTTGCCAATCTTTAACATCGTTATGCAGTGGTACATCTTCTGGGAACCAATGCATTTGATTCTGCTGTGAGTAGTAATCAAACATCCAAGGATGGTCAAAAGGTTTGTAGTATTCTCTAGTATTAAGTAAGCTCATTTTAGTTATCCCTCACACGCCAGACACTCTACGTTCTCAAGGTCTATGCGTGGTATTTTTATGTTAACATTTTCTGCGTTTCTTGCAGCGTCTGAACGTAGGTAGTATAGTGATTTTAAATTTCTAGCACCTGCCCAGTGTACATCATTGACATACTGTAAGAACTGGTTATGTATCTCAGCAGGTTCAGTTGCTTTAGGTGGGGCAAAGAATAAGTTAACGCTTTGACTTTGACAGATATAGTTCTGTCTGTGGTGAGCGTGTTCTATTATCCATATTTGATTTATTTCTGGAGCAGTCTTGAATGTTTCTTTCTCTTCCTCCGTTAAGAAATCTAAGTGTTGTACTGACCCCTCATATGCAGCAATATCTTTCCATACTTTATCTGTATTTTTCTTTTTACTTTCTAAAATCTTCTCAAGATATTTATTTTGTACACGATAAGAACCTGTTAAAGTTTTGTGAGTATATACATTAGCCCTTGTAGGCTCAATGCTAGGGCTTGTGCCATTACATATAATGGAACTAGAAGCGTTAGGAGCGACAGCCAGCAGATTAGCATTGCGGAGTCCACTACCAACCATATCAGGTGCTTCACCCCTTGTCTCAGCAAGCTGTTTACTCGCTGAAAGAGCTTTAGATTTGATGTGGCTAAACGCTCGGTTGTTAAACGAACTTGCAAGCATACCTTCAAACGGTATGTTTTTACTTTGGAGATAGCTGTGAAAGCCCATCGCTCCCAAGCCGATACTTCTTTCTCTATACGCTGAGTAAGCTGCTTTTTTATACCCATCCTTTCCTTCCTTAATATAATTTTTAAATCTATCGAAGCTTGCTCTATACGTACCAAAGTCATCTGTGTTTGCTGCGCTTTCAATGAAGTGTTCTAAAACATTATCAAGCATAGTAACTAAGTCACTAATAAACAAATCATCTTTAGACCACTCGTCAAACTTTTCAAGGTTAACACTTGATAAACAACAGACCGCAGTACGTTCTTCGTCTGTAGGTAGGGTAATCTCAGAGCAAAGATTACTTTGTCTTATTGATAAGCCTAAATCTTTTTGTTCTTTAGGCAATGCATCGTTGCAGTTATCTAAGTTAACAATGTAAGGCTCACCTGTCTCTGCTCTAGTGTGGATTATCTGCCACCATAGATCTCTTGCACTTACATTCTTAACAGCGTCTTTAGTTTTAGGATCTATAAGCCTCCAATCTTGGTCATCTCTAACTGCATCTAAGAAAGCATTAGTTATATTAACTGCGTTGTGTAAGTTAAGGCACTTGCGGTTTAAATCACCACCAGTACTTTTTCTCATGGCTATAAACTCTTCTATCTCAGGGTGCGTGATGTCCATGTAAGCAGCGTAACTTCCTCTACGTGTAACGCCTTGGTTAAAGGCAAGCATCTGAGAATCTACGACATGCATGAAAGGGATAGAGCCAGTAGACTTACTGCCGTTAGAAGTATTAGTACCATTACTCCTAACAGCACCCCAATATCCACCGACACCTCCACCTGCGCTCGCCAACCATATGTTCTCATCGTAGTGATCAGATAAACCGCTACGGGAATCAGGCACAAAATTAAGAAAACAGCTAATGGGAAGACCGCGAGAGGTTCCCCCGTTGCTAAGTATGGGAGTGCTAAACATAAACCAGCAAGCACTAGCGTAATTGTAAAGTCGTTGTGCAAAAGCATAGTCAGTATGTTCTTTATAGGTTGCACCAAATACTGCAGCCCTTGCGAAAGCTTGTTGAGCATGTGTTTCATTCTCCCAAAAATATCTGTCTTGTAATGTATCTATAGAAAATTGACTTAGTTCTTTTTCTTTATCTAAATCTATTTGTATCCCTAGATACTCTTGTGTAGTCAAACTCATTATTGTTTTCCCTTTTTTCTTTTCGGTATTTTTTATTTTTTTGTTTATGTTTAGATTGTTTACTCTTATTAAACTTAGCGGTGCGTTCCGCTTTCCTTTCTATAGTCACTAGAACTCTCCATCATAGCTAATTTAGGATTTGTTAAAATAAATTTCTTGGCTCTGTTGTCATACCATTCTGCTTTATCTAAATCTTCTATAGTCTTACCTTTATATCTACAACGCCAACGGTATTTAAAACTATTACCTCTAAGGTAACCAAGGTACTCTTCGTCAGTAAGCATGGCTTCGATAGCCTCGATACATTCTACCTTACCATTATTATAATGCCTAGGTTTATTAACAACATCTTCTTTAGATGACATCAGGTATGTCCTCCTTATCTACTGCTTCTAATCGTTTACTAAGTTCATCTACTTCCTTAGCTGTAGTGTCTATCCACTCGTCAGGTAACGTAGTTTCTGAGTACCATCTAAATTTATTAGTATCTGCCCACTCAGCGTGTGTTCTTTTTGTACCATCTTTTCTCCTTTTTGAATTAGGCATAGGGGCTGCGGGATTAGCAAATAAAAATACAAGCTCTGTATCAGCAGGTAAGTTTTTCCTTACCCATATATACTTAGAGTATTCCGCATGATCCCAAAACCTACCCTTAGATTCTAGCAAAATTATCTTATCATCTAAAGTTCTTTGGAAGTCAGGCTCGTAAGTGTGGGCTACAATATATTTTACCTTTGTTGGATGGTGGCTCCACTGTTTGAGTATAGTATCATGTAGAATATATTCCCATATACTATCATATGTTCCTATCTTTTCATGTCTAAGGCGTTTAACTCTTGGCTTTCGTTTCAATGCACTTCTCTATCATAATCATTTATTCCTTTTTGAACAACTTCTTTTAATATTAAAAGTTCTTCGTAATCTAAAGGGGAACCTCGTAACTGGAGGAAGCAACCCAATGTAATTACAATGTCCTCGACTGGCTGTTCAAGTTCAATTTCTTCAAGATCCATTCTAAGTCTCCAATAGTTATATCGTTAAGTTCTTTACCTGCTTTCATTAACTTTTTAATTCCTTGCTTAGCCCACCTATAAGTATAGAAAGACTGATAGCAAGTTCTATTAGATAGTATATATTCTTCTACAGGTAGTAAGTCTTTATAAGTTTCTTTAGTTACCTTAGCCGCTTCCTCTTCGCTAAGAATACTTTGTATCCACCCTATTAATAAAGAGTCTACTTTTTTATTTATTTTTCTTAATGTTTTTTTATTCATACAAATACTTCCTCTACTCTAGGAAGAGACTTAACTTTAGTTAGGTACTCAATCCCTTTAGAGTACTTAAACATAC